GATGCGACTGTAGGTGCGTCTGTAGGTGCTTCTGTAGTAGGTCTTTTAACATACATGTTTCTAACATAAGCTCTATCGCCACATAACTTCTTTACAGCAGTTTGTTTGTTATTACATCCTTCTTTAGAATTAATAGGATTAGCGCCATCTTCCTCGTCATTAAACCATTCACCGGTTGTTTTATTTCTCCAATACTCACTATCATCACAGTTTCTCGTAAAGATATAACATCCAGGAGAATATACCTTTTTAGTGGTTGTTGTTGGTTTTGGACAACCCATCGTTCCATTAATTTCTCCTTTAAATGCGGTATCTGCTGGGGAAGGTGGTGGTTCCCACACTACAAAATTACCTTTGTGACGTTGTGTTCCTCCTGAATTAAAATTTTCATCAGGATAATTTAGATAGTCGCCATTTTTATTATACTCATTTGCTACACCAATACATCTTTTTTTTTTTTGATCCCAAATTCTATGAAAGTCCCAGTTTTCTTCCTCTAAACTATTTTGTATACAAGCATCACACGAAGTATACTTACTATAAAGTTTTAAATTAGAAGTTCTAAATCCTTCGGTTCTATTTATATTTTTAATTTTATAAATAAGAACACCAATTAAAAAGGTAATTAAACAAATTATAAGTTTATTATATTTCATATATGTTAATTAAATATTTTTATATTATTCATTATTGCATATTTTAGATTCAATATCTATATCAATATTAATATTACTGTTATTGTTATTTTTTTCAGTAATTAGTCTTGGTACACTATGTTTCTTCTCTTTATTTGGAAGTATAGTAAATATATTAGATAATGGGCTTATTGTATCATCATCTCTATACGAACGTATAGCTATATTATAGAATGTATTTTTATCTAAATCTCCAATATCAAATTCTATTAAAGGTAATCTTTTATTTTTATCATTATCCTCATTATAACTTGTTATTGATGTTTTATCATCATCAGATAAATAATGAGTTCCTATTCTCGTCCCGCTATTTTTATCTTGTGTTTTATAAACAATATACATAAATGAGTTTATACCTACATCTAAATTATTAAAATCTATTACGGGTGGGGCTGTACTCTCAGTAGTAGAACTCTCTGTTGTAAATTCTTCAAATATAGTGGTAGAAGCGGATTCAGTGGTAGCGGCTTCAGTGGTAGAAGCGGATTCAGTGGTAGCGGCTTCAGTGGTAGAAGCTTCAGTGGTAGCGCTGGATGATTTTATGGAAAATGGAGGATTAAATTTTACTTTTGCAGTATGGTCATCTTTAACGGTAACAAAAATAGTAGGTGGTAAGGGGACAGAGGGGTCTATTAGTTTGGATGTATTTTGTTTAATAAATATATCCTGTTCGTTTATTGTTTTATTATACCAGGGACAGTTCATTTCACTTTTACAGTTACTACATTTATCATAGCATTTATTGTAATTACATCCAGGTGTATCAAGACATACCTTAGTGCAGGAATCTATACTGCTACCAAATGGAGTGAAGTCACATTTAGATGAAGTCCATTTGCTACATTTTTTGTCTATACATTTTGTAACACACACGGATTCTTTACAATCGGGATATTTTTTACATTCTTCCATACATTTTGTTCTGTTTTCGGTTTTATTTTTAGATTCATCGTAAAGACATGAACTGGTTTTTTCCATACATTCGATATCATTTTCAATTGTAAAGGTTTCTATATTGTTTTTGTTATTATTATAAAGAATCAATAACAAAAAAATGTTAAAAACTATAAAAAAAAGATTGATATAGTTTATCATATTATGATATATAATTATATTTAATTTTCTGTATTATTTAAATTTTCCATAATAGATAGTTTAATTAAAATATGTTTTAGTTCATTAAGTTTAACAATCTGTAGTAATTTTTGTCTTTCGATAGATTCAATACTAGTTTTAGATAAAAAATTATTAGTAAATCTAGGTGTAGAACATTTTGTATTATTTTTGACATTTTTCATATACTCTTTCATAAGTTCATCACTACCTTCAGAAGATATATTAGCTATATCTACCTTGGATTTAGTAATATTACGTGATCTAGGTATAACAACCTGTTCTATGTCTTCATTAGTAAATGTATTCATATTATATTATTATTATATAATTAATTATCATATTTTTCATCAAGTTGACTGATAATACTTTCTATAGTATTGTAAACAGAGATATTAGAATTAATATCATGTTTTTTAAGTTTATTTTTAGAGAAGGAATTTCTGAAATTCTTACATTTTTGTAGTAATTTGCGTTTTATTTTAAGATAGTGATTAAGGTTAATCATAGCATATGTTTTTCGTTGCAATTCCTGTTTATCTTTATTTCTAAGAATTGTTTCATCATCTAATGTAAGATAATCGAACTTATTACTATCAATACCAGTTTTATACATAATGATATCATTTTTAGATAGAACTTTATCATCCTTAGAAACAACCTGGTTTACCTTTTCATCTTCATAATAATCAACAAACTTAGATTGATTTACGTATTGTTTTAAAATTATAGTTTGTTTATTAGAATCATTTGCTTTATTAGCTAAAGCTATAAATTTTCCATCAGAATCATAAATTAAATCATAAAATAAATATTCTGGAAGAACTTTATCAGTTTTATGATTTGGTTTATTAAGTTCATCTAATTTAATCCACGGAGTATTTTTCCAATCAACAGATGAATGTTTGTGAATTTTACCATAAACATCTATAGCGACCATAATTTTTTCTGTATTAAATACTAGTTTATGTAAGTTAATATTAGGATCATAATTAATAGGACCATTCCAAATATGTGTCATATCATCTAACTGATAAATCTGATTGTCTCTATAATCAATACCTAACAAATTATCATTAAGGTCATATATTATACTTTTAATAGATTTATCTTTGTGTTGTTTGGGATATTCTATCCATTTACTTTCTATATCACTCGTTTGTTTATAATAGATAGTATATTCCGGTTTACTGTTAACATGTTTTAGACCAACGCACATTAATCTTTTACCGATTGATTTATAGTTATTATTTAATTCATCATGGTACCATAACAAGTGTACAATTAAAGTAGAATCATCAACTTTACCATTCATCAAAGGTTTATAGTTATTGTGATGTGTTTCATCCTTTTTATTAATATTTTTCAAACTATAAATTTTATAGAGGTGATTCGGATTAAATTCGCCTTTATTGGGATTAATTGCAGTAATTATATAACCAGTTTCTTTAGGATCGGCCAAAGGGACAATATTTTCTATAAAATACTTATTAATAGTTAACATGTTATTAGAACTGGTAAAACCTTCCATTTTATTATACATATTTATCAGAAATAGCAATACTATTATAGTTACTAGTAAATAAATTGTAGTATTCATTACTATTATTTAATATTAAAATTTAAAATTATGTTTAATATTCAATCTTAGGTGTAATATTAATATTTTCCTTTATATTTTCAATCGCTTTATCTAATACCTGTATATATTGTTTTGTTTTGTCATCAATTAAATCTTCATAATTTTTATGGTATTCAATATCATCCTTATTATTATAAATTTTTTCTTGAAGGTCAAAGGTTTCTTTTAGTAATTTGTCCTGTTTTTTCTTTAATTTTTTAATAATATTTTGTTTAGAGTATTTTGTAAACATTTTAATCTTAGATGAGGAATCGTAGTTATCATCAAAATATTTAATTTTATTACAAAACTGTGCAAATAAAGAAGAATCATCTTTGATCGCTTTTAATTTATTTTCATCCATTTGTTTTAATGCTGTTTGTTTAGATTGGAATTCAGACTCATTAACTGTAAATTGTTCATTTTGCTCTAATAATTTTTTTAATAAAAAAATAGTTATTAGAGATAGTATTAAAAAAACTATATAGTTATTCATTATATTTATACAATATAATATTAAATAGAACTATTCATAAAATTAGGTAAAATAAGTGTTAATAGTAATAAAAATACCATAATATTTACATATATCATTGTATATTATATAAGATTATTTTAATTAGATGGTAATTTTACATTAACTTCGTGTTTACTTGCACTATTATTATGTTGATTACTTAATTCTACAACATCTTTCATAGTTTTTTCAAGTTCACCAAATTTTTGGTTTCTACATTGTCCTGTTACCGATTTTTTCTCTGTATACTTTTTTCTATAAAAATTAACAATCTGGGTTAATTCATTAATCTTTACATTTTCTATATCAAGCTGTTCCTGGATTAGTTCTTCATGTTCTCTTTTATCTTCCATATCATTTTTTTTCTGACTGACTTCATAGTCTGCACATTTTTTTTCTAAGCTCTTTAAATTTTTAAACATATCATCAAGAGAAGAACCTGTATTACCATCAAGTTCTCCCAGATCACAACCTTCGTCTGAATCGCCAGATTCTGGTTCTTCATCACCATCCTTTTCCTTCTCAAGTTTTTCTTTTTCTTCCTGTTCCTTTTTTTCTTTTGCCGCCTTTTCAGCTATACCGATAAGTTCCTCAGCCTGTTTCCCACTATTCATATTAGCTTGATTGAATTCATTTGTTTCGAATCCTTCGCGAATACCTTTAATGCGATTTATAGTTTGTTCTACACTATGGTTAGTTTTATATTTTTTATAGATACTATTAATTACAGTTAAGATAAATAGTAAACCGGTACATATTAAAACAACAAGAAGTACTATATTTACAGTGCTTAAATTTTTAATAAATTTATTCATATTCATATTAATATATATTTATAATTTAATTTTTCATTTCATCATTACCCCAATAGAATTGGTCTTCTATAGAATTACTAATTATAATGGGTCGTAATTCTTTAGGGTGTTGTGTAGTTGTTGTGGTTTTATTTTTATAGTTTATAATTCTATTAATAAATAAAAGTATTAATAGCAGTATAGTTATTGAGATAGTGTAAATTAGAATTTTGTTAATCATTATAACATCTATAGATAAAAAAATAATATTAAATAAAATTGATTTATTTAAAAAATACAACCGATTAATACACAATGGCGTCTCAATCCTACAAGAAGTTTACTCACGAACAACATGTTCTTGAACTACCGGATACCTATATCGGTGATACAGAACAAAACACAATCCATACGTGGTATTATAATGAAGAAGATAGTAGGATGCAAGAAGGCGATTTAACCTATATTCCAGGTGAATATAAACTATATGATGAAATTATTGTTAATAGTTTGGACCAGTATACCCGTCTTAAGGAAGGTAAGTCGGACTATAAAGTAACAGCTATTAAAATTACAGTTGATAAAGCTTCAGGTGAAATTAGTGTCTATAATGATGGTGTAGGTATTCCGGTTAAGATTCATCCGGAAGAAAAAAAATATATTCCAGAAATGATTTTTGGGGATTTGCTTACATCTTCAAACTATAATAAGCAAGAACTAAAGCATGTTGGTGGTAAGAATGGCTATGGTGCTAAACTTGCAAACATATTTTCAAACAAGTTCTGTGTGGAAACTGTAGACCACACACTCCAAAAGAAATGTGTAATTACCTTTTACGATAACAAGACTAGGAAGGATAAACCTAAAATTACTACATATAAATCAAAACCGTATACAAAAATTACCTATACACCTGACTATAAAAGGTTCAAATCTGATGGTATTACAGATGATATGATTAAGATTATGAAGAAGCGTGCCTATGATCTAACTTGTTGTACGGATAATAGTGTAGTTGTTTATTTTAATGATGAAAAACTAGAAAGTAAGAATTTTGAAAAATATATTGATCTATTCTTGGGTCCTAAAAAGGATTATTTTAGGGTGTATGAAAAGAGTGAACGGTGGGAGATTGGTGTGGCTATGACACCAAACCATAACTTTGAACAGGTTTCATTTGTAAATGGTATTTCTACATCTAAGGGTGGTAAGCATGTTGATTATATTGTATCGCAAATTACAAAGAAACTTAGTGTTCTTATTGCTAAAAAACACAAGATTGATGTAAAACAGAATTTCATCAAGGATAATATTATTGTATTCATTAAGTGTATTATTGATAATCCTAGTTTTGATAGTCAGACAAAAGAATGTATGACTACAAACAGGGCAAAATTTGGTTCTACTTTTGAGATTAGTGATAAATTTATTGATAATCTTAGTAAAAGTGGTATTGTTGAAAAATCTATGGAGTTGTCTTCTTTGAAGGAAATGAAATCTCTTAAGAAGAATGATGGTAGGAAACAGAGTAGACTAAAGGGTATTCCTAAGTTGGAAGATGCGAACTTTGCTGGTTCGAAGCAAAGTAGTAAATGTACACTAATTATTACCGAAGGAGATTCAGCTAAATCTACAGCGATGTCTGGTCTAGATATTGTTGGTAGGAATTACTGGGGTGTATTCCCTCTAAAGGGTAAAATGCTTAATGTTCGGGATATCAAGAATATTAAAAAGATTGCAGAAAATGAAGAGATTAAAAATATTATCAAGATTTTTGGACTAGAGATTGGTAAAGAATATACATCTATTGATAGACTACGCTATGGGAAGATTCTATGTCTTACGGACCAGGATGAAGATGGTTCTCATATCAAGGGTCTTCTCTTCAATCTATTCGAGACACTCTGGCCTAGTTTGTTTAACTATGATGGTTTCAAAAATAGTATGCTTACACCTATTATCAAGGTTACTTGTAATAAAAAGGCAATTCCATTCTATAGTATCCCAGACTTCAAAGCTTGGGAAAAGAAAACAACAAAGAAATTTTCAGCTAAATACTATAAAGGATTGGGAACGAGTACAGCTAAAGAGGCGAAGGAATATTTTAAAGAACTAAAAATGGTAGAGTATACCTCAGATAATGTTACAGATAAAAATTCTATGGAACTTGCCTTTGGAAAGAAAGAAGGTAGTTCAAATAAGAGGAAACAGTGGCTTTCTACCTATAATCGTCAAGACACACTTGATTATACACAAAGTAAAATTCCGGTAGAGGACTTTATTAACAAAGACCTAAAACACTTTTCAAATTCAGATAATATTCGTTCTATTCCTAGTATTGTAGATGGGTTCAAACCATCACAGAGAAAGGTTCTATTCGGTTGTATTAAAAAGAACATTAAGAAGGAAATTAAAGTTGCACAGTTGGCGAGTGCTGTTAGTGAAATTAGTGCTTACCATCATGGTGAAGTTAGTCTTCAAGGGACAATTGTAAATATGGCACAGGATTTTGTTGGGTCTAATAATCTTCCTCTACTTGAACCTATTGGACAGTTTGGAACACGGGTTGGTGGTGGCAAAGATTCAGCACAACCTAGGTATATTTATACGGCTCTTCAGAAACATACAAATGCTCTATTTAATCCTTTGGACTATCCATTGTTCAATTATCTTAATGACGAAGGTAAAGATATTGAACCTGAATACTATGTTCCAGTTCTACCTAACATCCTAATTAATGGAGCACAGGGTATTGGAACTGGTTGGTCTACAGATATTCCTTGTTATAATCCTATGGATATTATTGCTAATATTGAGAAACACATCAAGGGAAAAGAGATGAGTGAAATGACACCATACTATAGGGGATTTAATGGCAAAGTTATTAAAATCAATGATACATCTTATAAAACAAAGGGTATTTATACAGTTCATGCTAATAAAATTGTAATTACAGAGCTACCAGTCGGTGTTTGGACTGATAAATATAAGGAATTTCTTGAATCTATTACGATTGATATTAAGAATAAGAATTCTAAACAAATCATTAAACACTATAATACCTATTGTACAGATATTCGTGTTCACTTTGAGATTTTTATGGACATTGAGTTGATTGAAAGACTTGATGTAGCTGATGCAAAAAGCAATATGACAAAGCTAGAAAAGGCACTTAAGTTGTGTTCTATTATTAATCTGAGTAATATGGTATTGTTTGATAAAGATAGTAATATCAAAAAATATAATACAACAACAGAAATCATTGAAGAATTCTGTGGTGTTAGGGGAGGGTTCTACCAGAAACGTAAAGATTACTTGGTTAAGGATCTTCAGTCAAAAATTAACTTGATGGAAATTAAAATTAGATTCATTAATGAATTTATTAATGAAACGATTCAGATTATCCGTGTTAAACGTGTAAATGTTATCAAACAGCTAGAGGAGAAGGAATATCCTAAGGTTGATGATAAGTATGATTACCTACTCAAGATTACGATTGATAATCTTACAGAAGAAAAGATTGAAGATTTGGAGAAAAACTGTGGTAATCTTAAGAGTGAGTTGGATGAACTACTTGGTAAAACCCATCTAGATTTGTGGACTGAAGACATAGGTGTTATTAAGAAGGAACTTAAAAGTTATGGATATGATTTAAAAAAAAAGAAATTAAAGATTGTTGTTAATAAATAATCAATGAGTTCTAAGGTAGTAGTATTAAATAGTATAGATAGAATAAAAGAAGATACAACATTTGATTATACATTTAATTTTGGTGATAAAAGAGATGATAGAAGGGGTGTATTGTATAAAGCGGTCGATAATGTTACCGAATTTCATATTGAGTATATTGTTATTCCTAATCTTTTTATTAATGTTAAAGAAGTACATGCAGTACAACAATTAGGTATGCTGCCCTTTAAGAATGAAGATCTGAATCATAGTAATTTTTCTTTTCCTAAATTATCAGATTTAAAATATATAAATGTACATGTAAATGAATTAAATGGTAACGTTATTGGTTCAAGTAATAAAAAGTCTTCATCAATGTTTATAATTGATAATATAATTCCAAAAAGTTCAACTGCTTCTTTGGTAAAAAATTATTATCTTGATGAATCAGTCATTAAGGTGCATAAACGAACTGGATTAAAGAATATAGGTGAATCTATAATGGATGAACCTCATACTTATTTAGTTCTAAAGAATGTGTCGAGCGAGCCGACCTTGTTTAAGAAAAATATATTAAGTAGTATTAATTTAAAATTTTATAAACCGAATGGAGAATCGATCAAATTATTGAATGATAAACTTACAATTAGAAATGTTTTTTCAACAGCTGTTTCTCCTTTTATTAGATCTGTATACATTGATGGTAATGAATTCATTTCCGGCGGTGAGCGTGTACTAAATTCAACTGTATCTGGGTTCGAAACAGATAGTATGACTTTAAGAGAAGGATTATTTATGGCACCTAGATTTTTTTATGCTTTATCTGATAAAAATCCAAATAATGTATTTATAAAAGAAACAACTAGTATACCTGGTGACGTTTTTGGCGAGTTCTACACTGCTAAATATAATAGACTTCTGAGAAATGATGATGACCTGCCGCCACAACCCACTGACGAATATGATCCAGGTGAACATCTTGAATTTCACTCAAAGTTAATAGAAATAACTTGTGGCGAATATTTTAGTTGTGAAGAATATAAAATTGGTGATATTATTCATTTTAAAGATATTGTTATTCCAGAATCACCAGGCGATTATAAAAAATACCCTCAATTAACTAAATTTCTTTCAAGAGATGAGGGTCATACTATTATAGGATTAAGTCGTAGTTTAATCCATAATTGGAGACCATACGCTTTATTTCAAACTACACTATATAATATAATTCAAATTCTTCCAAAGACAACTATGGATTTAATTCAAGGTTCTGAAACAGTAGATTTTTTTGGTTTACAAGAGCTAAGACAGGTTGCTAATCCAGAATTATTTCACTTTGGTACAAACGACGTCGAATGTACACATATAGAAAGGGATTTATCTGGTTATATATTAAATAATGATTTACAGAATTTAGTTAGTATAAACGTCAAAAATAATTAAATTTTTATATTATTAATTAATATAATGGATACAAATTTTTTAGATGATTATTATGGCGAATCTGATATGAGCTGGAAGGAAACACTTTTAGAGGATACTAAATTTGCAGATAAGGGATTTGAAACTTTTGGAAATGGTAAGGAATCATTTGAGAAAATAGATAACACATTTAAATCATTCGATGATAATGGAACTGGTTCTTTAAGATCTGATTTAGATGATAATATGAATATGAATGTTATAAATGGGGATGATATTGAGTTTTTGAATGATTATAGTAGTATTAATGATTTTAATGATACCACCCTAATTAAAAATATAAAGGAGGATAAAAATGATAACAGATTAATACCGGATGTAGGAGAAATAAAAAATCATGTTTCCTATAATTTATTTCAGGAAAGTAATAAACAGGATAACTTTAATGATAGTATAAAGGGTATAATTGCACCAACTATTGTAAGTGGTGTTTTTTTTTCTAGAAAAAATATTAATAATTTACATACTAAAATAAGAATTGGTATTAAAAAAATATTAAACTACGATATAGATAATCAATCAGAGGAAGAAATGCAAATTATAATGAGGTCTATTTACCTACAATTTTCTAAGAATAGTAATGTTGATATCCAGAACCAGGTCAAACAGTTAAATAAGGAAGTTCTAGATTACTGTATTTCTAATATTTATACAAATATTAAGCAATATTTAGGATATATTAAAAATATTAGCGAGACCTCAGATTTTGTTATGCCTCCGGCTAAAGAAACTAGTATTTATGGAAATAAAAATGGATATAGGATGGATCAGTTGATAGATCATAGTGGTGGTCTTAGAAGACGCTAACAAGTTAGAATTTTTTTTTTAATATAAATATCTATTATAATGTCTTTTGAGAGATATATAGATATGAAAACTAAAATAGAAAGTTTATCTAAAATAGAAAAAATAGAAATTTTTAAAATAATAAAGAATTATGATGTATTTTATACACAAAATAAAAACGGAATATTTTTAATACTTAATAAATTGGATGAAAAAGTTATAAATGAAATAGATAATTTTCTAATTTTTTTAGATGAAACAAAACAAATATTAAATTAATTTAATTTAAAAAATTGATATAATAATAATAGTATTATATTATCAATTATGCCTTCTCTATCGCAGATTTCCTTGTGTATCCAAAAGAATAATAAATTTAACACGCCTAATATTAATGTAAATTCTGATTATGTTCAGACAGAATCAGTACCAGAAAAAATTAAGAATGAAACGGTTGAAGAAGTTAGTATTGTTACACATGATGAAATTATTGAGATTCCGAGCTATTTTGATTTTTTAGATAAAAACAATTATTATTTGTATGGTACTTCTAATATGTTTGATTCGGTTTTGTTTATTATGAGTGAAGATTTTAGGCTAGGTAATGTTAGTAAAAAAGATGCACTTACAAATTTCAGAGATTTCCTTCTGGAGAATATTAATAGTTCTTTTACAAAAAGTAAAGCAATGTATGCTAAAAATAATATCAAACGTAAACCTATTGAAACTTACCTAAAGGAATTAATGTTTAGCGAAAAAATTAAGTCTAATCTTGATGTTTTTAATCTTATTTCAGATACCAAAAATATTAATATTTATATTTTGGATCCTGATAAAAAACTATATTATAACTATATTAGTAGTTCTTCAGATAAAAATATTATTTTGGTAATGTGGGAAGAACATATTCTACCACTAATGTCTATCCATAATAATTCATTTTCAGATTCTGATATTGAAAAAATTCTATCTTATTTTAATAAGAAGTTAATTTTGAACAAGTTGACTACTTATAAGTTAGCAGACCTACAACTTCTTGCTAATAATAATGATATTTCTATCACAATAGATAATAAAAAGAAAAGCAAACAGAGGCTTTATGATGATTTAATGCTATTAACATAAAAATTGATTATTTAAGAAATAATTATATTATATTATTATAATGAATATTAAGGAACATATCCAACCCTTAATAACACTAATTAAAAAGGCGCAGAAAGACCCTTCTCTTGAATTAGAAGTTGTTCTAAAAAATAAAATCAATCAGGATACCTTTGATCGGGTTATAAAAAAAATCAAAGGAATACCTAATATTACACTACAATCTTCGAGTGAAAGTTTAGATGTGTTTGTCTCTAAAAATGATTTTAGATTATCTATTCTTGGTGGTAATTCTATAACAAAGTTTTGTAAAAGTAATAAATTATCAGAAGTAAATGAAAGAAATATTACTATTATGAAAAAATCAAAGGCAGATAGTGTAGATGTTTCTGACTATGATATACGATTTAATCTTAAAAAGGAAGAAAGGAAGGAACTTTCTGATGTTGATTTAAATGCATGGGATAAAGAAGGAAAATATTTTAGATATAAAAAGAGATTTAGTTATATCACACCAGATAAACTGTTTAGTTTTGATTTTACTGTATTGAAATCATCACCAAAAATTATAACAAATGAAAAAAACTATAAAAAGAAAAAAAAGGATGTTACAGAGTTTATGAAAAGATTTGTTATAAAACCCAAAAAGGTAGATTTTGAAGAATGGTGGGATAAATTGGCTAATGTTGATATGGTTGAACTACAAGGTAAAAAGAAATTTGAATATAAGTATTCTAAGGGGTTTGATAGTTCTGGTGTATTAGAAAATCAACTAGAATATGAGATTGAATTAGAGTGGCTTGGAAATAATATTAATTATAAAGAAGAACATAGAAAAATTCTAGATATCATTATACAACATGTTGGTATTATTCTACAGGGTGTAAACAAAAGTAATTTTATTATAAGTAATGAGGAAAAGAAACAAGTAATGGATGAATATAACAAATTAATGGGAACTAATAAATTTAGTGCTCCACAGAATGTTACTCTTGAAAATCATCATATTAAAAAACATAGTTATGTTGATTATAAGCAACTGTTCTCGATAAGAAGAAACTATAGTGTAACCGAAAAGGCTGATGGTGAAAGAAACCTTTGTATTATTCTAAAAAATGGGGAGGCTTTCCTAATGAACAGAAAAAGTGAAATCAAACCACTAGGATGTTCTATTAAAGGATTTGAAAATAGTATCCTTGATGGGGAATTAATTCTCAAGGATAAGAACGATAGAAATATTATGCTGTTTGCAGTTTTCGATATCTATTTCCAAAATAAAACAGACCTAAGGAAACGTATTTTTAATAGAACAAGTGAAGAAAAGGAAGAAGGTAAGATAGAAATTTCCAGGGATGAAATCCTAAAAGAGATGTTTAAAGATATTAAGGTAGACAATAATACAAGTACAACTATAAATTTTATTAAAAAACAATTCTATTATGGCAATCAAGAAAAATATAATCGTGATCAAGATGAAGAGATTACAAAATTAGAGGGTGAACTAAAAATGGTAGACAAAGATAGTGATATTTATAATCAAATTCTATCTAAAATAGACAATTTAAATCAGGATAGTCTTATTTTTAGCGAAGCAAAAAAGGTTTTATCAAAAGAATACATCTATAAAATAGATGGGTTAGTTTTCACGCCGGTAAATCTTATTATTGGTGATGAGATTGATGGGAAACCGGCCAGATTCCAGGGTAGATGGAATAAGTTGTTTAAATGGAAACCACCAGAAGAGAATACGATTGATTTTAGAGTGAGTATTCTAAAAGAAAATGGACAGGATGATATTAAATATTCTAGTCAGAATGGTCGTGTTACAGCATACAAAACATTAGTTTTGAATGTTGGGTATAGTTCAGACAAACATACAAATGTAAATTCATGTCGTGTTATGAATGAAGATATTGAATATAGTAAAGAATATAGTATGGTTCCATTCCAACCTGTAAATCCATATATTAAAAATATTGAACTTGCATACATACCTGTTAGAAATAATGCTTTGTTTACTGAAAATAGAGAAAAAATAAAGGATGGTATGATTGTTGAATTTAGTTATGATAAAAGACAGGGTGAAGGGTTTTGTTGGAAACCTCTTCGTGTTAGAAATAATGATTCTCCGAATGATTTTATTACAGCAATTAATGTTTGGAGGTCGATTCATTACCCTATTACTCGTGAAATTATAACATCAGGTAAAACTATTAATAATGAAGAAAATGTGTATTACTTTGGTAACATTGAAAGGAATAAACTATTTACTAAACCTATGGCTGATTTCCATTCCTATATTAAGAAACAAATTATAGGCAATAATTCAAAACACTATAGTAAATTAATTGATTTCGCTTGTGGTAAAGGTGGTGATATTAATCATTGGTTAGATAGTAAAGTCAGTTTTGTTGTAGGATTAGATGTAAACAGAGATAATTTAGACAATAAAGATAATGGTCTTTGTAATCGGGTTCTAAATATAAGAAATAAAAATAAAAGTGAAGTCCTAAGAAATATTCTTGCTGTATGGGCAGATAGTTCTAAACTAACCTCAAATGGAGTAGCAGCAAAAGATGATCTTAGTAAATACTATTTAGATATACTTTATGGTAATACATCAGCAGACCTTATTAAAAGTTCTAAACTAAAGAAGTTCCATAATATGGCAAATAAAGGATTTGATATTGGAAGTTCCCAGTTCTCATTCCACTATTTCTTCGAAAATGGTGTTAAACTGGATACATTCCTTACAAATGTTTCAGATAGTCTTAAAAAAGGTGGTAAGTTTGTTGGTACATGCCTTGATGGTAGAAAGGTATTTGACCTTCTTGATAATAAAAATGATATCTCTGTGTTTGATAAAGATAAACTCATCTGGAAAATTACTAAATTATATGATAATGATGTTATGAGAAATGATTCTACTTCAGTTGGTATGCCCATAGATGTGTTTGTTGAATCTATTGGTAATACAACGACAGAATGGTTAGTAAATTTTGAATATCTTAAAACAAAAGCGTTAGATTTTAATCTAGAACTAAAAGAAGTGAAATCATTTGATGATTATTTCACTCATCTAAATAAGAAAAAAATTAAATATGGAGAAGCTGCAAAAATGAATGATAAACTAAAGCAATATAGTTTCCTAAACACAACCTTCGTTTTTGAAAAGAAATAATTTATTCAGAATCCGAATCAGAATCAGAAACATCGGTATCAAAATTAACTTCGCCGAGGGTGCTTTTAAAATTATAAGGATTTATTGGGCTATCACTTTCTATAGGTCCTTTGGGCTGAACATTAAATAACCAGTATGGTATTTTTGTTTTAAGTTCATCACTTAGTGTGTTATCATACACACTATCGTCTAAAACAACATTCTCTTCTTCTACTACTTCAACCTTATTTTCTTCTTCTACAACTTTATTTGCCTTTTCTGCTAAATTATTTGCTTCCTCAACAACATCGTGGACTTCTTCTGGAATAGTATTTACTACTTCTGGAACTGAGTTAACCTTTTTAACTAGTTTATTGTTTCTAATTCTATTAAGAATTCTATTATTTTTAACCTTATTTTTTGTTGTATGTATTTCTACATAACAAGATTTTATGTGTAAACATAATAGGAATACTAAAATTATCAAACAAACGGATATAGACTGTTTGGTTGAAATCATACTTATAATATTATAAAATATTTTATTATTTATAAAAATAAAGTATATTTTGTCTATGATTAAGACAGATTATATTAATTTGAACTATGACAAAGAAGAATTAAATACAAGTCTAGAACTATACCTAAAATTCCTTATTATATCTGGATTATTTTATATTACACCCTCATTCCAATTTGTTATGTTCCAATCGAACAATGTTGTAAATTGTTATTATAATTTTAAATGTAAATATGCTTGGTCCTTTATACCTGCATTTAATAATATTATATCAAATTTACTATATATAATTTATGGTTTAGTCTATATTATTATTGTTAGATTCAAAAGAGGTAATTTATACGAACTAAAAGATCTGGGAATATACCGCAATAAATCACTCTATTATTCCCTCGGGTTGTGTTTGATTTTTGAAGGAATTTCTTCGTCACTCTATCACATATGTCCTAGCAGATTAAATTTACAATTCGATACAACATTCATGTTCATCGGTATATTATATTCGTACCTTACGTTGTACAATAAAAGACATACAGGTGATTTGTGTAATCCACTAAAATTTTACATTCTGGTATTTATGCTAATCATTTTAAATATTCT